CGCGCAGTCGGAGTGTAGCGCAGCCCGGTTAGCGCACTTGTCTGGGGGACAAGGGGTCGTGGGTTCGAATCCCGCCACTCCGACCATCTACCTCCCTGAAAACAAAAGAAAATCCGCTCTCGCCGAAATCACTTACGGCGGCGGGAAATGGAACAAAACGCCGCCAAAGCCCACGAATTGGCGTCAAAGCCCCACGAATACCCCCACGAATTTTTCTGATTTGTTCTCCGCCTCGCGCCAGCGTCGGGGCGTCCGCGCGCCGTTCTCACCACGGAAGCTATGACCTTGGCCGTAATGCAGCTAGCTGCACTCGCCCCTCTATGAGGGACACGCCAAGAGACACAATCTCGAATGGGGGAGAGGCATGAGAGCCGGTTGCAGACTGCTACCGCGCATCGCCGATGGCGTTCCCGCACCCCCATAGCCTGTGGAAAATGAAAACCCCCAGCCGTTTACATCCGACGACCGGGGGCTTCATGGGCAGGAAAGAACTCAGTCCTAAGCACGCTGATTTTATTCCTGCCGATCCAATCATGCAAGCCCCTTGGGGCAGGACGGCAGACATGGACGCGATTATCAATTCGGCCAAGGCTAAGGCTGCGATGCAGGTCGCCATCGCCAAAGGGCAATCCACGGCCAAGACGGCGAAGGTTCCTGAGAAGACGGTGGGGGCACTCGCCAAGCAGGAAGCTACCAAGGCGAAGGCCGCAGAGAAGGCGGAGGAAGCCAACGCCAAATGGGAGCGGCCCAATCTCAACGCCCTGTGCCGGAAGCTCGCGGGCGGTGACGTGTTTGCCGGGATGTTTCTATTCCACATCATCTATGAGTTTAAGAACCGGAAGCATAAGCTAGATCGTCACGGCAGAGAGTGGCTCGCGCATAAGCGGGCGGCTTGGGCGTTTGCGTCTGGTATGAGCGACGCAGAGTTTGAGAAGCGCGCCCTCCCTCGGATCAGGCAGTATTGCCATAGCTTCCTGACGATCAGGGCCATGGGGCACGGGAAAGCCAAACAGCTCTGGATCAGCTTGGATTGGAGCGCGCTTCAGGACGAAACCTCCCTACACGACCCGGACACGTGGGAGATGTTCAAGGCAGCGATAAACCATGCCGGACCGGGCAACGAAAAGAAGCCCACCAACTACTATCACAAGGACCCGGAGTGACCTCCCAATCGTTCCCATTTGGGCATGATTGGGCTACCCGCGATTTTGCGTTTTTAGAACGATTAATAATCATGCCCAAATGGGCACGATTAAATACTAACGTATTTAAGAGAACGGGGATAAGAGAAGTGTATCCTTCTATCATTCGTAGATAGAAGGGGGTGCCCGCCGCGCATCGCTGCGCTCGCCTTGGCGGGACCCCGATGCAACAAGGAATTTACAAATTCATCTATCTCTTCCCCGAGATACAAAATGGAAATGAACCTAATCGTGCCCATTTGGGCATGATTGGGAATTAGCTCCCGTGAAGACGTGGGCCACGATTGAGGCCACGCGCGAAACGACTTGCTGACGTGACCTCCGGCATGTGCAAATTGAACGGCCATGACAATTCGCTCATGGCTTGCCCACGCCTTCAGCCCGATCTTCGAAACACGCGCCACGATCAGCGCGCCCGACGCGGCGTTGCTGGGCTTGTTCGGCGCGCTCCCCTCGATTGCTGGCGTCACCGTCTCCCCCGCGACGGCCATGCGCTCCCCGGCCGTGCGCCGGGCCGTGGGCGCAATTGCGGAGACAGTCGGCACCCTTCCATGCTTGATCTACGAAAGGGACGCCAGCGGGGCGCATAAGCCCGCCGAAAATCATCCCGCCTTTGCACTGCTACACCGCGACGCCAACCCGTGGACGCCCGCCCCCCGCATCCTTGAGCAAGTCGTCCGCGACGCCTGCTTGCACGGCAATGGCTATCTCTACATCAACCGCGCCAACGGCGAGCCGCGCGAGCTGATCCACCTCCGGCCGGAGACGGTCCAAGTCGCTTACGACATGCTAACGAGCGAGCCGACTTACACGCTCGTCAATCAGGAACAGCGCGCCGTCGACCGTTCCGACCTCATCCACATTCAGGCCCCGTCGATTGACGGCATTGTCGGCGAGAGCCCGGTCATCGCATGCCGGGAAGCCATCGCCCTCAACATCACCCTGCAAGAGCACGTCTCGCGCCTCTTCGCTCGCGGCGCTCGCCCATCCGGCATTCTGCGCTTCCCCAACGCTCTGGGCGACAAGGCCGCAACGAAACTGCAAGCCTCATGGCGGTCGGCGCACGGCGGACAGAACAGCGGCGGGACGGCCGTCATCGAAGAGGGCGGCGAGTATCAAATGCTCTCGCTCACTTCCGCCGACGCGCAGACGCTCGAACTCTGGACCTTCAGCGTCAACGAAATCGCCCGCGCCTTCGGGGTCCCGCCCCACATGCTTTACGAGCTGGGCCGCGCGACGTGGTCGAATGCGGGCGAGATGGGCGCGAGCTTTCTGCGCTTCACGCTCAGCCGATGGCTCACCGCCCTTGAGGGCGAACTGTCCCTGAAGCTCATCGCGCCGGAAGAGCGCGACCGCTTCTGTATCGAGTTCGATACAGACACGCTCTTGCGCGCCGACCTCGCCGCCCGCGCCGACGCCTATCAGAAGCTCATCGCCGCACGCGTCATCAATCCCAACGAAGCGCGCCGCTGGGAGAACCTCCCGCCCTATGACGGCGGCGACAAATTCCTAAATCCGAATGTTCAATCGGGAGGCAAGCCCAATGTTGACGGCTGACCGCATTCGCGAGCTGCTTCGCTACGACCCCGCGACGGGCGTCTTCACGTGGAAGGTTGAGAGGCGCAGAGGGCCTAACAACAGCTACGTGTTCGCGAAGCCCGGCGAGGCTCCCGGCTCCTACAACGCCAAGGGCTATTGGCAGATCGGAGTTGACGGGCGCAACTACGGCGCTCACCGCCTCGCCTTCCTCTACATGACCGGCGAATGGCCGAAGGATCAAGTCGACCATCGCGACGGCGACAAAGCCAATAACCGCTGGGCCAATCTTCGCGACGCCACGCCGTCGCAGAACATGAGCAATCGGTCTGCGCATGCGAACAATCGCCTTGGCGTGAAGGGGGTCTATCGCAAGGGCAACGGATACGCGGCTCAAATCTACGTCAATCGAGAGAGCATTTATCTCGGAACGTATCCGACGTTGCAGGAAGCAGTCGCCATCCGCAACGCCGCCGCGAGTGATCTTCACGGCGAATATGCGAGGGCGTCATGAACAACGCCCCCAGCCATCGCGCATTCTTCGGCGACGCCGAACGCGAGTTCCAACTGACGCCGGAGCTGATCACGGAACTTGAGCGCAAGACCGGCGCGGGCATTGGCGGCTTGTGCAAGCGCCTCTTCGCCAATGATTTCCACTATGGCGAAGTCTTGGAAGTCATCCGCCTCGCGCTCATCGGCGGCGGGGAGAAACCGGAGACGGCCGCCGCGCTCGTCTCCGCATACGGCGCACACCGGCCGCTGATTGAGACCTATCCGCTCGCGCTCAGCATCCTTGAGACGCTCTGGTTTGGAAAGCCCAACCTTCCCACCGATGGCGTGCAATGAACTGCAAATGAGGGCAACAATGATCCAGCCTGATTTGTGCAATCAATTGCACAAACGCGACGCCCAGCGTGTGGGCCATCTCGATTACGCCATACGCTTCGCGGCGGATGAAAGCGCGGGGACATTCACCGGCCACGCGGCCGTCTTCGGCGAGCGCAACAGCTTCAACGAAATTGTGAAGCCGGGGGCCTTCACTCGCACGCTGGCCGACTACCACGCTCGCAACCTCCGGCCCCCGATGCTTTGGAGCCATCGCGCCGACGAAGTCATTGGCGTCTGGGCAGACGTTCGCGAAGACAGAACCGGCCTCGCCGTCACGGGCCAGCTCATCACAGAGACGGCGCGCGGCAAGGAAGCCCATGCGCTGTTGAAGGCGGGAGCCCTGAGCGGCCTCAGCATCGGCTTCCGGGCAAAGCAGGCGACACGCGACGCAAACGGCGTCCGCATCCTCTCCCAAATCGACCTTGTCGAAATCTCCCTTGTCGCCATTCCGGCCGCTGGCAACGCCCGGATTACTCACGTGCGCGCGGACAACGCCGCCGTCTTCTCTCGCGCCGTCGCCAGCGCAATCGCTTCCCTCAAAGGAACGTCCAAATGAGCCTCGATTACGAAATCCGAAACGACCCCGTCGACAACCCGGAGAACCTTGACGACGCCACCCGCGCCGTGAATGAGCTGCGCACGGGCGTCGAAGAGTTCCGCTCGCAACTTGACCAGCGCCTCGCCGATCACAACCGCGCGCTGGGCGACCGCCTCGCCGCGATTGAGACCCGCCTGAACCGTCCCGCGCCCGCCGCCCCGCGCAACCCCGACGAGCTGTCGCCCGAATTGCGGGCCTTCAACTCCTATCTGCGCATGGGCGACCGCGCCCCGGCGGAAGAAATCCGCACGCTGATTGCGTCGTCTGACCCGCAAGGCGGCTACCTCACCCCGCCGGAAGTCTCGACTGAGTTCATCCGCAACTTGGTCCTATTCTCGCCCATCCGCAGCCTCGCGACCGTCCGCGCCACGGCGGCGGACACCGTCACCTATCCGAAGCGCACGTCCATCACGAATGCGAAATGGAAGGGCGAGACGCAGACGCAGGAAAGCTCGCAGCCGGGCTTCGGGCAGGTGGACGTTCCCATTCGCGAACTCAACACCTACGTCGACTTGAGCAATCAGCTCATGGCGGACAGCGGCGGCGCGGCCTCGCGCGAAGTCTCTTTGGCGCTGTCCGAAGACTTCGGGGCGAAGGAAGGTCTGGCCTTCGTCAAGGGCGCTGGCCCCTTGCAGCCCGAGGGCCTTCTGACCAACGCCGACGTGGGCTACATGCCGACCGGCAATGCCGCGACGCTGGGCAGCTCGCCCTCTGACTTGCTGATCACGTTCTACTACAGCCTCCCGGCTCCCTATCGGACGCGGGGAACTTGGCTCATGAACGGCGGCACGCTCGCGGCCATCCGCAAGTTCAAGACGGCCACGACCAACGAATACATCTGGCAGCCCGCCTATTCGCAGGGCCAGCCGGAGACGATCCTTGGCCGTCCCGTTGTCGAAATCCCCGACATGGACGACGTGGGCAGCGGCACGACGCCGATCATGTTCGGCGACATCGCGACGGCCTATCGCATCGTTGACCGCGTCGCGCTCAGCATCCTCGTCAACCCCTACATCCGCGCGACTGAGGGCATCACCCGCATTCACGCGACCCGCCGCGTGGGCGCGGCCGTCGTGCAACCCGCCGCCGTGAAGAAGCTGACTTGCGCCGTCTCCTAACGGCGCTCCCTCTCTCCAAGGACAATCCACATGATCGACCTCTATTCCAACATCGGCGTCGTATCGGCGATCGACCCCGCCGACCAAGCCGCGACAATCAAAGGCGTTGCGATCGACCTCACGGGCTTTGAGAGCGTCGCCTTCGTCGTGTCTACGGGCGCGGTCACAAGCGCGGGCGCATTCTCCGCAAAGGTGCAGGAAAGCGACACGACGAACGACGTGGACTTTTCCGACGCCGACCCGGCCGCTGTCGACAGCAATGCGCCTGCGACCCTCGCCGCCGACGCCGTCTACAAGCTCGGCTATCGGGGCTTCAAGCAGTTCGCGCGCGTCGTGCTGACGAAGACGGGCGGCACTTCGCTCATCGCGGGAGCCGTCGCCATCAAGGGCCACGCCCACAAGCGCCCCGTCGCCTAACCCCTTCTCACTGAAAGGCCACTCCAATGAGCATCAATGCAACGGCGAAAGCCAAAATCTATGTCGGCTCGCCCAGCGCCACGATTTCGCAGCTCGCGGATTTCGAGGCGGACACTTACACGGAAATCAAGGAAGTCGAAGACCTCGGCAATTGGGGCGCGGAAGCGAAAGAGATTTCCTTCATCAGCCTCGCCGACAGCCACGTCCGCCGTCGCGCCGGTTCGATCGACAGTGGCAAGGTCGCGCTTGTTGCGGCGCGTGACCCGCTGGACCCCGGACAGCTCATTCTCAACGCCAACGTCGGCAACCATCTGCCCTTCGCCTTCAAGGTAGAATTGAACGACGCGCCGAATGATGCGGGGCTCTCCACGACGTTCTACTTCCGCGCGGTCATCATGTCGGCGCAGAACAAATTCGGGAAGGCGGACGACCTCACCATGACCGAGTTCAATCTCGGCATTGACGGGGCGATCTTGGAGCTTCCCGCCGCCTACGTCATCAACATGACCCCGGCTCCGGGCGCGCTTCCCGGCGCTACGAGCGCGTCCCCCTACAGCGAAACGATCGCTGCCACAGGCGGCGACGGCACTGTCAGCTATTCGATCGTCGCGGGCGCTCTCCCGTCCGGGATCACTCTCGACAGCGCGACGGGCGTCCTGAGCGGCACGCATACCGGCACGGGCAGCTTCACATTCAGCGTGAAGGCGACCTTCGCTTCCGGCGGTTCGAAGACGAACGCCTACACCCTCGCCGTCTCGTAACGGAAGGCTACGACGCCCATGGGCCTTGCCCGTGAAATCACGATCACGATTGCCGGGGAGCTTGTCGCTCTCCGGCCGTCGCTTCGTCACGCCATGCGCCTTGAGCGCCGTGAGGGGTCATTCGCCCAGCTCATTCGAGACGTGGCGGACGGGAGCCTCACGGCGGCGCTCGAAATCGTCCGCCCCAATCATCCCATCCCGTTCCTTGACGCCAAGATCATGGACGCGGGCCTCGACAATCTGCAAGCGCCCCTGTTGCTCTACATCGCGGCATGCGCGGGCATAGACGAAGAGCTGTCAGACGACGCCCAAGCGCCGGGAAATCCCGTCAGCTTTGAAGAGCACCTCACCGGCCTCTACAGGCTCGCGACCGGCTGGATTGGCTGGCCGCCGCATGTCGCTCTCGACGCCACGCCCACGGAAATCATCGAAGCCTACAAGGGCCGCGTCGCCATGCTGAAGGCAATCTTCGCCGGGGCGGAAGAGGAAGAGCAAGCGCCCGCCGACACGGCCGAACGCTTCACAACCGTTCTGCGATCTTTCGGGACAACCAAGATCATGCGGGAAGGCGCGGTCCAATGAAGGAATGGCCGAAGATCATCCGCCAATTGCAGGCCGAACAGCGCGTCTCGCAACGTGAGCTGTCCCGCCGCTCCGGCCTCAATCGCACAACCCTTGGCGACGCGCTGTCAGGGCAAGGCCGCCTCTCATTAGGGTGCCTTGAGACCATCCTGACCGTGTTCGGCTATCACCTGACCGCCGTTTCTCGCGACGGGGAGAAACTCGAATGCCGTCCCTCCCTCCGCGTATCTGTTGCGGGAAAGTCATCCCCGCCGGGCAACGCTGCGCATGCCAAGCCCAGCGGGACAAAGAACGCAAAGCCCGCTTCGATCAACAGCGGCCATCCGCACGCCAACGCGGCTACGACAGCAAATGGCAACAAGCCCGCGAAGCCTTCCTCGCCGTCCACCGGAGCTGCGTGAGATGCGGCAAGCCTGCAACGATCGTCAATCACCGCATCCCCCACAAAGGCGACCGCAAGCTCTTTTGGGACCGCAAGAACTGGGAAGCCGTCTGCAAGCCCTGCCACGACGGCCCCATCCAGCGCGAGGAAAGGCGATGACGCTCTCTCGGCTCTGCAAGTGCAAGTCGCCGAAGCTCTATCGCTTCAGGGGAAAGCACTACACCGCGAGAGAGATTGCCGAACTTACGGGAATGCCCCTGCGAACCGTGCGCGGGCGCGTTCGGGGCGACGTTGTGATTGACGGTCGACTGCCGTTCGGCCCGACGCCCAAGCTCTATTCGTTTCGGGGCGAGCAACTGACAATGCGTCAGATCATGGACCGCACAGGCTTCAGCCGAAACAAAGTGAGAGCGCGCCTGCATTGCGGGCGCTTCATTGCGTATGGGGAACTCCCTGACCTCAACCCCGACCCGCCTATCAACGCTCGCCTGATCACCTACGCGGGCCGCACCCTCACCCTAACGGAATGGGCAATGGAGCTGCGCATCGACCGCCGCACGTTGCGAGCACGCCTTAGCAGAGGCTGGCCCATCGCAGACGCCTTTACCCGTCCCGTCGCCCACAAGCGCCCTACTCCGGGGGGTGCTCTTCAACTTTCAGCGACGCCACGGGGACCGGCGGGGGGACACGCGCGAACCATTACGAATTCAAACGAGGGGCGGCCGTGACCATCCTGACCGTTGACGACATAAAGGCTCACTGCAACATCGTCGGCAGCGACGATGACGCCCTCTTGGCGAATTACATCGCGGCAGCGGAAGAGTGGGCGGGCGATTTCATCGGCAAGGACCTTGCGTCCTATGCGACTGACGTTCCCCCCGCGCCTGTCCCTGAAAAGGCAAAACAGGCTGTCCGACAGCTTGTCGCCTATTGGTATGACCAGCGCGAGAGTGCGGTTGTCGGGCTCACCGGGGGCGTCTCTTCGACGCAGGTTCCCTTCGGGGTCGCGGACCTTCTTCGGCCGCTGAGAAATTGGGGCGCTGCGTCATGAGCGCCCAATCCGAACGCTTCGCCCGTCGACTGAACGCCATCCCCACGGCCGTCAAGCAAGCCGTGCAACCTGCGCTGATTAAATCGGGCGAGGAACTTGCGTCGGCTATGCAGACGCTTGCCCCTGAAGACACGGGCGCGCTGAAAAAGTCCATCGTCGTCACCCCGCCGGGCCACGCCACGCCGTCTCATTCGCAGCCGGGCGGCTCGCGCGTCGCGGGGGAGAATGAAGTCTTGGTCACGGCGGGTAATGACCGCGTCCGATACGCTCATCTTGTCGAATACGGGACCGCGAAAGCGAAGGACCATCCCTATTTTTGGCCCGCGTTCCGATTGCTGCGCAAGCGCATTCAGAACCGCACGAAGCGCACCATCGGCAAGGCCGTGCGGGAAGGATGGCAGTCATGATGGACCCCAGCCTCGATTTCCAGAAAGCCATGCGCTCTCGCCTTGTCGCCACGTCCGCCGTGACGGCGCTTGTCGGCGCGTCCGCCATCATGGACCGCAATCAACGCCCGGAAGTCTTCCCCTGCGTTCTTATCGGCGAGGGGCAAACGCTCGCGCCGCTTGGCATGTCTCGCAACCGGCATGAAATCTACGCAGACGTTCATATCTGGCAAAGCGAAATGGGCCTCACGGGCGTCAAGGCGATTGCGCAAGCCATCCGCGAGGCGCTCGCCGATGGGCCGCTGTCTTTCGACGCTCATCGCCTCGCCGATCTCTATGTCAGGGACACGCGCTACATGCGTGACCCGGACGGCATACACGCCCACGCCGTCCTGACCCTTTACGCCCAGCTTGTGGAGATGGCCGCATGACGCTCAGAGCCGGAGCGATGGATCGCATCATCACAATCGAACGCATGGCCGTGACCGTGGACGATTACGGGGCGACGCATGAGACGTGGGCTCCCCTGATCACCGTGCACGCCCAGCTTATTCAGTCGACGGCGAAAGAGTTCATCCGTGACTTCGGGGCGGCGAGCGTGACGACCTGCGTCTTCCGCATCCGCTACGTCGCGGGGCTCACCCTCGCCGACCGCGTGACCTACGACAGCAAGCACTACGACGTGAAGGAAATCGGGGAAATCGGCAGACGCCGGGGCCTCGAATTGCGCTGCGTGCAACAGGCATAGACCATGGCGCTGATCATCAAAAAGAAGAAGCCCAAAAGCGAAGCCGTTTCGCAATCGTCATTCCCGGCGACGTATCCGCGCTGGATTTACGACGGCTCGCCCATTCCCGACCCCTTCGGCTTCGGCGAGCGGGCCGTCAGATGGCTGCGCTCTCTCAAGCATCCGAAGAACCCCTTGCCGGGCAGCGCCTTCCAACTGGACACGTGGCAAGAGCGCGTCGTGCGCCGCATCTATGGCCCGCGCCACGAAGACGGGACGCGCATCGTCCGCAACGTCGTCTTGCTTGTCCCGCGCGGCAACCGGAAGACCTCTCTGGGCGCGGGCCTCGCGCTGCTTCACACCTTCGGGCCGGAGCTTATCCCCGGCGGCGAATGCGTCGCGGCGGCCTGCGATCGGAAGCAGGCCAAGATTGCCTACCGCGAGGCGTATGAAATCATCCTCGCCACTCCCGAACTGGAAAGAAACGCCCGCCTCGCCGACTACAAGAACGTGCTGAACAACAAGCAGCACAGGACATTTTTCGAGAGCATTTCGTCGGACGCGGGAAAGCAGCACGGCCGCACGCCCGCCTTCGCGCTCATTGACGAGCTGCATGCGTGGCCGAAGCGCGACCTATGGGACGCCATCCGCTCCGGCCTCCCGAAGACAAAGGGCTCGCTCATGTTTCTCGCGACGACGGCGGGGCGAGGCCAAGAGAACCTCTCTCATGAGCTAATCGAATATGCGCGCAAGGTTGCGAAGGGCGAAATTGACGACCCGGCGACCCTGCCCATCCTTTTCGAGACGCCGCCCGAAGCCGACTGGCAGGACGAAAAGGTTTGGGCGCTCGCCAATCCCGGCCTCAAGCATGGCTATCCCGACATTGACGGCCTTCGCCAGCTCGCCCGCGAGGCGGCGCAGCGGCCCGGCGACCGCGAGGCGTTCAAGCAATACCACCTCAATATGTGGCTTGACCGGAGCGACAGGCCCTTCGTTCCGATGGAAGATTACGACCGTGGCAAAGCGCCCTTCAGCCTGAAAGACCTTGAAGGCGAGCCGTGTTGGCTGGGCGTGGACCTTTCGAGCACAAGCGACCTCACCGTGATTGTCGCCGCGTGGCGAGACGGCGACGGCGGCTACATCGTGCATCCGTGGTTTTTCTGCCCAGCCGAAAATCTGCATAAGCGGGCAACGAAGGAAGGCATTCCCTACACGCAATGGGCGGACGCGGGCTACATCACGCCAACGCCCGGCAATGTCGTGGACTACGACTATGTCGAAGATCAAATCCGCGAGCTGTGTGACCGCTTTGACGTGAAGGAAATCGCCTTCGACCCCGCGCTCGCCCGGCGCTCAATCACTAATCTCTTGGAAGACGGCTTGCCCGTCGTGGAGTTCCGACAGGGCTATTTCAGCATGGCCCCGGCTGTCAAAGAGCTTGAGCGCGCCATCCTCGCGGGCAAATTCCAGCACGGCGGTCACCCCGTCTTGCGCTGGAATTTCGACAACATCGTTGTCGAAATCGACCCGGCAGGAAATCAGAAATTCACGAAGGCGAAGGCCAAAGACAAAATCGACGGCGCGGTTGCGTCCACGATGGCCGTCGCGCGCGCCGCAACCGGCAAAGATCACACGTCGATTTACGACAGCGACGCCCGGCCGCACGGTTTCCTTATCCTCCAATAGGACGAAAACGATGGCGGAAGCCGCAGAAACCCTAATCGTCTCGCTTGAGGCCCGCGTCCGCGATTTCGAGCGCAACTTCCAGAAGGCGTCACGCGCCAGCAATGATAATTGGCTCCAAATCGAGCGCCGGGGCGAGATGGGCGCGAAGAAGCTCGAAAGCACCTTTGCACAAGCGGCGGAAGGCGTCTCTTCAAAGTTCAAATTGATGGCGACAAGCGCGGCGGGCGCGCTGTCGGCGGCGCTGGGCGTGTCGAAGCTCCGGGAATATGCGGACCAATGGACGGCGGCGGCGAGCAAGATCGCAGCGGCCGGGGAAGAGCTGGACAACGTCGCCCTGCGCCAAAGCCAATTGACCGACCTCGCCAATCGCTCGCGGACAAGTCTCTCGTCTGTCGTAGACCTCTATTCCGGCCTCACCCGCAGCACGAAGGAAATGGGCGCGTCACAGGCCCAGGTATTGCGGGCGACCGAACTCATCTCGAAAGCCTTCAGCACGTCCGGGGCGACCGTCGAAGAGACCAAGGGCGCAATCATTCAGCTCAATCAGGCGTTGGGCTCCGGCCGCCTACAGGGCGACGAGCTGCGCAGCCTGCTTGAGAACGCCCCTTCGCTCGCGCGCCTCATCGCCAAAGAGTTCGGCGTCGCCCTTGGCGAGCTGAAGCAGCTGGGCAGCGACGGCAAGCTCACGTCCGATCGCGTCTTCAAGGCCATCCTGAATGGCGCGGCGGAAATCGAGGCGGAGTTTGCGAAGACGACGCCGACGATTGCGCAGTCGTGGACGATCCTGACCAACTCCCTGCAACGCTACGTCGGCGAGACTGACAAGGCAGTCGGCGCGTCGAAGCTCGTTTCCGGCGCTCTCAAGGGCATGGCGGAAAATATCGACATTGTCGCCCCGGCCGCCTTCTCTCTGGCGACTGGCCTCACCGCTGCATTTGCGGGCGGCCCCGTCGTGGGCGGGATTACGGCGGCGACCGTCGCCCTTGTCGGCTTCTCTGACAAAATCCATCCTATCCCCGGCGAGTTGGCGTCTCTCGCGGACTATGCGGGCGTGGCATGGTCCCTGATCAAGGACAAGGGCGGCGAGGCCGCGACCTATCTGCAACAGCAATTCGCGACGGCGGCCGAACAGATCAGCGCGGCCCTGCAATCCGTGAGCGGCTCAGGCATGGGCGACTTGCTCGCCGCCGTGAAGGTGCTGGGCAATTCGATCATCGCGGCCTTCGACATTGCCGCCAGCACTATCAAAATCAGCTTTACGAGCATCGGCCCCATCGTCGCGGAGACGATGACGAACGCCGTCAATCACACCATCGCCGACGTGGAGGCCATGGCGAACAAGGTCATTGAGGCCGTCAACCGCATCGCCAAAGCGTTCGGCCAAGTCGGGCAAATCAGCAAGATCGAACTCGGCCGCGTGGGCAACAGCTTCGCGGGATCAAGCGAGCAAGCCGGAAAGGCCATCGCAAAATCCATCCGCGACGCCATCGGCAAGGATTACATCGGCGACATAGGCCACGGCCTTCAAGAGCTACGCGACCGCGCCAACGAAGCGGCCCGCAAGCGCCAAGAGGCCGCGCGTCCAAAGCCGCATGACGACGGCTCGCTTGATCAGCCGTTGACGCCGGGCAAAGACCCGGAAGACGCGAAGAAGGCCGAAGCCGCGAAGAAAGAGGCCGAAGCCAAGGCGAAGAAGCAAATCGAGGACTACGACAAAATCGTCGCCAAGGCCCGCGAGTTCATAGAGACGCAGGAAATCGAGCGCCAAGCGATGAGCATGGACGCCGAAGCCGCGTCCGCTCTCAAGCATGAGCACGAAATGCTCAATCAGGCGAAAGAGCACGGGATTGAGCTTACCGACAAGCAGAAGGAACAAATCCACCAACTCGCCAGCGACATGGCGAGCGCCGAAGAAGCGACGAAATCCTTCAAGGACATGCAGGAGAGCCTGAAGGAATTCGGCGACACGATCAGCGGCGAGTTGACGAGCGCGCTTGAAGGACTGGTCACGGGGTCCACGAAGCTCGAAGACGTGTGGAAACGGCTGGCGCTTCTCTTCGCGAAGATGGCGCTTGAAGCCCTGTTACTCGGCAAGGGGCCGCTCGCCGGGCTCTTTGGGATCAAGGACGGCGGCTTGTTGGGCGGAACGCCCTTCGGCGGCTCTCTTGGCGACGCCTTCGCAAAGCTGTGGGGTGTGCAATCAATTGCACAATCCGCGACGCCCACCGACGCGGCCCCCGCCATCCAAGCAGCTACGGCGACCCCGGCCGCGCCCGCGAGCGCCACGACGCCAGCGGCTGTCTCCGCCGTCACCCCGAAGATCACGGAAGCAATCGAGCAAGGCGCACAAGGCGCGATTGAGAAGGCCACTGGAAGCGTCCCGACGCCTCCCTCGCGGCCGTCCGACCTCACGCCTTCCGCGCCGCTTCCGCCACGCCGTCCCGGCGACCTCTCGCCAAATGTCCCGACGCCCCCGCGCCGTCCTGATCTTGCGTCGGACGGCCTGCCCGCGCCAGTTCCCCCTGAGAACATTCCTCACGTTGGTTCAGCGGCTACTATCGAAGAGCGCATCGCGTATTACCGCGCCTATGCGCAGTCGAAGGGAGTTGATCCGAACACCGTCACCGGCATTGTCATGGGGGAAGGCGGCAACAAGAAGAAGGGGGAGAGCTGGGCGAACTCAGACCCGTCGCGCTCTGGCAAGCCGGGAACGTCCTATGGCGACTTCCAGATGCGCCGGTCTGCGCAAGGCGGAATGGGTGACGACTTCCACAGGGCTCACCCTGACATTCCGATGGACGCCGCGCATTGGCGCGAACAAGGCAATTACGCCATCGACCGTATGTCGAAGAATGGAACTGGCGCTTGGATGAGCGTCGAAGACGCGGGTGGCAAGGGCAGCATTACAGAACGCGGCCGTAAATGGTGGGAACAGCACGGCAAGACCGACGCCAACAAGCACGGCGTCGACATGACGCCCACGGGCACGATTGCAAAGCAGGGGCAGGACGCCGCAAAGCACGCGGCCGAACAAGCCTCGCAGGCCCAACAGAAGCTCGCCGATCAGCTCACAAGGGCGTCACAGTCGACGCAGCAAATCACCGCGCCGCTGCAAAACATGGACGCGGGCGTCGGCAAGCTCGCGGGCTCCCTCTCCCAAGGCGTTCCGGCGACGGAAGGCTTCGCGGGCGAGCTGGAAAAGCTCATTCAGCAATTGCTCTCCGGCCTTGGCGGGGGCGGCGGCGGGCTGGGCGGCATTGGCGAGGCGCTGGGGGGCATTCTCGGCTTCGCGGACGGCGGCCACGTCTCCGGCCCCGGCGGCCCCACGTCCGACAACATTCCCGCCATGCTCAGCAATGGCGAATTTGTCGTGAACGCTGGAGCGGCGGGGAAGCACGGCGCGTTGCTGGAAATGATCAACTCCGGGAAGGCCCCGCGCTTCGCTGTCGGCGGCTTCGTTGGTGGAACTTCTCTCGCCCACGCCACGACCTATGCGCCGTCCACGACGATCAATCTCACCGGCTCCGGCAATCCGAAGCAGGACGCCGTCATGGCCGCTCAAGTCAAAGACGCCGTGGGGGCGGCGCTCGCCGCTCATACGAAAACCGACACGTTCCGGCGCGGCAGCCAACAGCAAATGGCGGCGGCCTTCCGGGCCATGAGCCGGGCGTACGCCCGCAACGGATAGGGCACCTCAATCAGGGCATACCGGGTCGGTTTTCACGTGAACCGTGCAGTGATAGAGATACTGCGGACAGTTGAACGGTTCACAAGTATTCTTTGTGTCCTCATGAAATCCGACAACGCTGAACTGACCCTGCGGATATTGCCCTCTCAACATGTCGGTCAATTCCGCACACCAGTTGTTGGTGCTGTATCCACTGCCGCCCCCTCGCCAACCAGAATTTCGCTCGACGTTAAATTCGCGAGCGAAGCTGGTTGCTCGGGTGACATCACATGCTCTCGGCCCCAGCACATAGGAGATGATCCTATCGATACGAGGCATCATGCAATCGCGGGTTTGCTGGTCAGCGCCCACTCGCAGCAGTTCGTTTGAAATTCCTGTCGCTCCAGTGCTCTGCCGCACATTGACGGTCGTGGTTCCCTGAGCACCCCTGAACGTCAGGTTTCCATTTACGTCCGCATGGAAGTCGAATTGCTTTCCGACCAAGCACCCTTGTCTTGTTATATCAACGAGATGATCCAACGTAGCTTGGTCCGCAGCGTAGGCGTTACCGGAAAAGATGACCATCAGAAGCGTGGAAACAATAAATTTGCGCATGGAACTCTCCATGATTTCCGACCATGCCGAAGCTACCGCAATTCGGGGCTCTCGATAAGTGGGAATGCGTTCAATCGTGGAGAGCCGCTTCAGCATTGGACGGCGCGGATTTACGTTCCCTTTGGCTTGGTCACGATCCTTTCGGCTGCCGGTGACCAAGGGCGTCCTTCCACTTCTGCGAGGCGCTTCTCAATATCGTCCAGCCGCCGGATCACGGCGGCGACGTCCTTAAACGCTAGATCGGTCGCCAGCTCAAAGGCGGCCCCCGCCGTTCCCTCAATCTCATACAGCCGCTTCTCAAGGAACGTGTGCTCAAGCCGGGCGACGATTTCGGCCGTCATGGTGCGGCCGTTCGCCTTCGCCGCCGCGCGGATTTGCTCCCGCATGCCATCGGGCAGGCGGACGATGAACTTGTCTTGGGTTTGGCTGGGGCTCTTTACCATGGCCGCCATTCGTATGGCAGCCTGCCATAAAATTCAATTGACCCGCGCCGGAATTGCTCGCCATATGGTATGGCACGAAGCCATATGCGCGAAGGGAGACCAAGCCATGACCAAAGTTATCATCACGATCGAAGGGCAGGACGGCTCTTTTTTCGTCCACAAGAGCGGCAAGAGCCAAGGCTTTTCAAATTTCGAAGCGGCACTGGCCTACGCGCAAGCACTCTTTGAAGAAGCTGGGGGAGCCGACAAAGCGGCTATTCGCGACCTCACAAAAACCGGCTGACCAGCATCCCCGGCCTCACCTGCCGGGGGCAGTCCCTCACCGCGTAGGAAGGCCCAACACAAGTAAAGGAGTAGATCAATGTCTAACGAAGAAATCACGATTCAGGAAGGCCCCGGCGGCAAATGGTTTGTGCAAGTCGCGGGAACGAGCAGCACTCATGACAGTTTTGAAATCGCAAAGACTGTCGCTCTGAAACATTTCGAGCAAGACAACAAAGTGTCGTTAGTCATCGTCAGGAGTAGAGAGGACTTTGCTGCCGTAGCCGAACAGCGCTTTAGATTGGCATCGAAGCGTAAGGAAGCCCGCAAGAAGCTCGCCGCCGAGTTGAAGGCGCTCACCCTCGACTGAGACAAGGACCGCGGACCAATCACTCCCCGGCCTCATCCCCGCCGGGGGAACCTCTTTGGAGGATCACCTATGACGACCAAACTGTCATCCGGCGAGCCCCTCATGACGCCAGCGGAAGCGGCGTCTAAGCTCAGCATGTCCATCAAGACCCTCATGGCCCACGTTCGCGTGGGCCGTTTGCGGTTCATCAATGTCAGCACGACCGGGAAGCGGAAGCGCTACAAATTCACGTCGAAAAATTTGGAGACGTTCATTCAGAACCAAAAAGTAAAGGAGTGCCCGCCGTGTCAGTCTACAAGCAAGGTCAAATCTATCGCTTCGACTTCCAACTCAACGGTCATCGCTTTTTCGGCACTACAGAAGCCCGGAACAAAAAAGACGCACAAGCTGTAGAGCGCGAGGCCCGCGCCAAGGCGAAGGCGGACCTCGAACAGGCGAAGCGGACAGGAACCGGCCCCCTCACGTTGGACGTGGCGGCGGGCCGTTATTTTAAGGAAGTCGGCGAGCACCACGCCAACGCCGCCACGACATGGACTGATCTTGGGCGGCTCATCGGCTTCTTCGGCAGGGATAAGCGCCTTGACGAAGTCACAGACGCCGACGTCGCGTCCCTTGTGGCGTGGCGGCGTAGGCAGACCGTCAAGGGAAAGAAGAAGGCCCCCGCCCTCGCCCCGGCGACCGTGAACCGATCCACGACGGCCTTGCTCAAGGCGCTCTTCACGCGCGCCCGGCGGACGTGGCGCTACCAGTTCCCTCGCGAGCCCATCTGGCGCGACCATTGGCTGAAGGAACCGCAAGAGCGTATCCGCGAGCTGCATGAGGGCGAGGGCGAGGCCCTCACGTCCGCTGTCAGAGACGACTACGCCCTGTGGCTGGCCTTCGCCATGCTGACCGGGCTCCGGCGCAATGAGACGCTGATCACGTGGGCGAATGTGAACTTCTTCGCTAAGCGGATCACGACGACCGGCAAGGGTGGCAAGCAGGTTTCGACGCCGATCACCCCCGCCGTCAAAGCCATCTTGGAAGAGTGCAAGGGCCAGCACCCCGAGGCCGTCTTCACCTACATCTGCGAAAGGCCCCTGCCCAGCCAGACTAAGGGCGAGCGATACCCGATCACCCCGGAGGGCGCGAAGACGCAATTGCGGCGGCTTCGGGCGCGGGCCAAGGTTGCGGACCTCCGCTTCCATGACCTCCGGCATGACGTGGCGACGAAGCTGCTTCGACAGACGGGCAACCTCAAACTTGTGCAAAAGGCCCTCAATCATTCAGACGTGAAGACGACCGTGAAATACGCCCACGTTCTAGATGACGAAGTCGCCGCCGCGATGGCGCAGCTCGCGACCCCCACGAATAGCCCCACGACCAAGGCCAAGGACGCAGGCTAAGTATGTGCAATCATTTGCAAAACAGGCAACATGCCGCCCTTGCTGGGGGACAAGGGGTCGTGGGTTCGAATCCCGCCACTCCGACCAAAAACAAACCGTTAGTCTTCGCAGGCATTAGCGAAGCCAGTCGTCCCGGCAGTGGCGCCCGCGGATGGATTTGTCGCTTCTCTCGATACGCCGGCGCCGTGAAATGGGGCTCGGCTCCCATCCGGAGATCGGCCGCGCGGAGGCGCGCGAGCTGTGCGCCAGCGCCTTCCTTGCCCTGCGAGTGGGCCGCGACCCCATCGACGATCGGGACCCGGAAAGACATCGCGCGCCGCAGGCCGTTTGCGGCCGCGATTGACGGGCCTTACGCAAACTCCAAAAAATTATTGCCGCCGACCCGCTCT